TAGACCCTTCTTTAATTCGAATTAGTCTACCAACGTCTGTCGTCTGAAAACCAGAACCGTTGTTGATGCCAGTCACGGAAGAAGCGGTTAACGTTACCCCTGTCCCAGTAGCGGCAGAAGGGGTTAGGGTGGTCGTAGTGGTGTTGGTAGAAAGGTATGGGCCATCTAAAAAATCAATATCTGTCAAAGTCCAAGATGTATGCCCGCTTCGACTTAATTTCCTTGGAGGATGCGACGGATGAACTAAATAAAGAACGTCAGCACTTTGCGTAAATTTAACTTCGAAAAACTCGCTAAAACTATACGAATGGGCCACCTCGTACACTTTAGCTACCGACCCACCAGAAACATATGCATTGAACCCGGAGCTATTTACAGGAGTTGCCCCATCTATATCTAGAAGCTCAAAAGTGTTTGTGGCTACGTTTGCCACCACGAATTCTCTGTTGTTTAGCTCCGTCATCCCGGAAACCGACGTGATAACTACTTTATCCCCGTTGGAAAACCCATGCGCTGCCGAAGTTACTACCACTTGGCTTGCGCGAGTTGCCCCAGAGATAGACTTAGCGGCATTTAGGATTAAGCTATTGTCTTTGTAGAACCTAAAATTACTTGCCCCGAGTTCTATCATGTAAGCTTGAGTAGTTGAGTATTCAAACGGGATGAGTCTTGGTTTGTAGTACGGACTTTTAACCCTGGCTACAAATTGAGTCCCAGGCCTTCTGTCCGCCGGGCCTTGGAGAGTTGGTACGTAATTCTTTAGAACCTTTACACCAGTTCGATACCTATCTGAATCCACCCTGCCATAAACAAGTGGGCCAAATTCTCCGCCACCAAAATTAGTTATGATTGGGGATACTTTTGGCATTTTTAATTCCTACATGTTACCCAAGTATCTTCTACAGATTTTTTGGGCCTACGTTCTATGGCGTTAGCTCGCCTAGCTTCAGAAATAATCTTCTTTTCGTCAGCGATAAGCCCCTCTTTTTTAGAATTAGATTGCGTTAATTCTTCGCAAGTCTCTAGGGCTAAACGAGTAGATAGCGCTTCTGCAAACAGAGGGTCAAAGTCATTGGGGTCAGTTACGTCTTTAACGTACCTGATGTAAATCGGGTCTGAATCGTCGGTGTATATCTTACTCCCCTCGATTTCCCAATCCCTGTCGTTTACCCCGTCTTCCTCGTAGTCATCTGCTAGGCGAAGGTAGTCAGAAGGTAGCTGAAAAGCGTTCGCCCTTCCCCAATCTGGAGCTGAAGCATCCGCTGCGAGCTCCGCCCTTGTGATAGCAAACGACCATGGATGCGCTCTTAGTAGTGCTTTCTTCACGGGCTCATAAGCTAAGTTCATTGCTTTCGCAGATACGCTATTGGCGTCGGTGAGGGAGGTGATCCGTTTAGCTCCAAGCTTTTGTAGCGCTCGATTGCAAATTTCAACCTTTGAAGCCATCTACTCCCCCTATGGAATCGAAGTTACAAAATCGCCGCTTACTAAAGATGTCGGAGTGAGATTTACCCCTCCGGTCATCCCTCTATCCACGATTGTAGAAGTCGAGTCTGTAAGATCGCCCATCCTGTAGTCAGAAAGATTTTTAGTAGCCCACATGGAAGTGGTTACTGGGTTAGTAGGCTTTCCACCTGATATTAGCTCGCCAATCTCTGACGTTGTTAGGTCATCGTTCCATATTGTGATTTCGTCCATTTTAGAACGAGTGTAAGTGGTTAACCCATCCCAAGCGCCCACCTTGAAATTTATTGAAGCCTGAGCCCAATCCTCTGTCGAAGTATTGAACTGAGTAGTAAGCGCTACGGAGCTACCATCCACCACAAAAGAAAGCCCCGTGGCCGATTGATTTCCAGAGTACACAAGGCATACATGCCTCCATGTACCTGTTGAGTATGTGTTAGTGGATATGACCTGAATGCGCCTAGCTGCTGCAGAACCAGAAGAATAAAATTGGAACTTACTTCCTGCTGTGTACCTAAAATCCCATCCATTACCCGTAGAGCCTGTTTCCCTAGAAAAAATGGGGGCTTCCCACGCGCTATGTGCGTAAAACCAAGTACAAATTGTAAAATCATCGGTCCACGCGAAGTTAAAGTTATTGCCCGCAGACATGTACTTAGTGGTGTTGGACGAACCGAAGTCTACCGCTTTCTCGTTTAGCCAACTAGTACCGATAAATATCCAGCTTGAGGCTAGGACATTCGAAATGCCGAGTAGTAAGTTAAGAAAAAGCTGCATTTAGTTCCTCGTTAATCCAACGCTGAACGATAGATTTGCCGCGCTAGACAAAGATGAAAGTACTAACTGTATAGTGTCTCCAGCATCCACTGTGTTAGCCGCTGTGCAAGTTGTAGTGCTCTCTGTGCTAGATACCGAGATACCAGTGCATGAAGTTACATCCACGCCATCAATCTGTAGTTTAGCTGTAACCGTCCCTGCCGATGTTTTTATACTGATGTTGTTGATAGTCGTAGCGTACTTTGCATTCAGCCTTACGATGTAAGTAGTAGCTGCTGGGGATTCAATCAACCCATCAATCTGCTCGCTAGTTAAGGACTCTAAAAGCGTTTGCGTCATCGAGGAAGAAATTAACTTTTTACTTCCGTTCGTGACCGCAACCCTAGATGCAGTCATCCCGTTTACGGCAACGTCAGTCAAAGTCCAAAGGCCCGCAGAATCTACAGTACCTTGAACCGTAGCATCTGTTTTGAACTCGATTTGCTTAGCTTTTGATGCATGCGATCCTCCATATAGCTGAATTTCACCGGAAGCCGTACTAGCTCCACCTAGTAATCTCAAGCTCGCAGTAGACCCTGAACCATCGTTAAATAGAAAGTCTGTAGTCGAGGTTGTCGGGATAAACTTTAAGGCCCCAGCATTGAGTGAAATGTTTTCACTTGAACCGCTCTGGCCAAGAGTCATAGCACCTGAGGTATTAATCGAAAGAAAATCTGTAGTGCCAAGCCCTGTTAAACTTATCTTAAACTTATCGCTGTCCGAATTGTCCATCCCAGTGAACCAAGCAGATCCAGTTCCGCTGTACTCGGTGTAAGCATCGCCACCTGATGTGCCCCCTACAATCGCCGCAAGTTTCGCATCGCTAGACGATGTGTCGCTGGTGTTTCTGACTCTAACGTAGTTTGTCCCACCTGAATTTGCGCTTCTTAAATCAAACCCGGTGCCGTACGCTCCGTGAACGTCAGTGCTTGACGACTCACCTAAAGTAACTGCGCCATCTGAATCAATGGTGAAATCCGCAGCGCTGTTAGTCCCGATGTTTACTGGAGTGGCGCCAAGAGTCATTATCCTGAGCCCACCAGTGTACCCCGAACCAATGCGCAGATCCGCTAACCCACCTGCTGCCGCTGAGTTTGCGTCGAAATCAATGTCACCCGCATCACTAGATAGGGTGAATCGCATGTACGCACTAGACCCTGTATCCTGATTTGAAAAGGTAGCTCTGATTTGCCCGTTATTGTCTTTTCGAAAATGAAAGATGTTGTTCGCGGTAGGAGTGGCACCCATCCCAAGCCCACCAGTGCTAGCAAGCTGCATGATGCCCGCATCGGTAAGGGTCGAGGATGAGTTTTGTATCGCCTTACCGGTGGTGCCATCCATCCGGCAGATACCTTCGTCAGTAGAGCTTGCAGGGCCAACAACGTCACCCGTTCCCGCTACCGAACCCCATTTCATGCCGGTTGCTTCACCGCTATCCGCGGTAAGAACAAGGCCATTAGCGCCAATACCAAGTCTTGTGTCGATAGTGGAATTTCTTACTATCAAGTCACCTTTAGTCGTAGTTGGCGAGGTAAAACCACCCTTACCAGTCTTTGATGAAGGCGCGTTGACGGTAGCAAGACCGACTAAGCTGATTAGCCCCGCTAGAACAAAAAACTTTTTCATTGGTTTCCCTCTTATTCTTGCGAAACTGTAACGTCTACAGAAGCACTAGTTCCGGATATAGCTGACACGTTCGCTCTGTAGTAACTCCAACCGGCTTGGCTTGCGAACCCATCCGTATCCGTAGTTGTACCTGAAAGAGTGATAGTGCCGAGTGTGACCCATCCTAAATTGTCTGGGTCGTTACTGACCTGAATTAAGACAGTAGCCGAAACGGATCCGCTTCCTGATACGGTAGCTTGAAACGTCTTCTCGCCGCTAGTAGCAGGCCCGTAAGTAGACCCCGCTCCAGTAGCGGTTTTATCCGTCATCAAACTGCCCGTTTTCAGCTTCAGAGGCGCTGCGTAAGCAAGCCCTGAAACCAGTAGGACTAAAAACAAAGAAATCTTACGCATGCGCGCTCCTTATTAAGCTGGGGGCCAGTTGCCCTTGATGATGTGATTTTTGATTTTTTCAATGCAGTCTAGAACTTCTGACTTATTAATCCCGCGTGTTCCAGAAGCCGCGTTCACTGTCGTAGTGGCAAGTTCTACTGTCAATTCCACCGCATCAGAGTTAACCGCAGCGCCAACTTCTTCCGTTACGGAGAATTCCCCTTCACCTACAGAAATTTTATATCGTCGTGTGGCCATGAGCCCTCCAAAAACATATCAAAGGGTAGAGGAGCCCGACGCATCCCCCACCCTTTGAAAGTGTTAAACGTAACGTAGTTTGAGAGTCATCGTACCACCTGCATCCGAATCCGCAGTCAAAGTGGCGACAACATCGTAATACTTTTTAGGATCGCTTGTTAGTCCGAGCGCTTCCCAAAGTAGCTTTTCAGCATCTTCTTTACCAAAGGCGTTGCCGTGAGTGATGTCGCTATCGGATAGCGCGCCACCGTTCAAAGACACCGCAGCGGAGAAGAAATCTGCATCCACCACTGAACCACCGTTTTCTGTGGTGTCGTAGATGCCGAAATCTGCAGCCGTAGCCGTTCCCATGTCATCACTGACAAGAAGAAGTTGGCTGATGCGTGCGTTTGAAGGCACTTGCATCATTCGGTATTTTGAAGTCGAGCTGTCACCGGTTGCTACTTCATAAGTAGCTACACACTCTTTCAACACTCCGTGCTGAATGTGAGCGTTGTTTGGAACTGCTGGGGTAGCGTCCCGATTAGTGATAGCGGTTGATTTAACATTTACTACTGCCATTTGAAATCTCCTTTAAAAAGTTTGGTTTAGTGAAGTAAAAGGGCCCGGAGTTCCAGGCCCTTAACTAAATTTAGACGTTGCAGGCAATCTGAACGACTTTTTCTTCCTCAAGACGTGTAGCACCTGCAGTCATGCTAACCACGGCTTGCCAAGGAAGACCGGAGAGATCATTTCGTTTAGAAATGTCTGTTCCCATTTCGTTCCAAGAGCCTAGATACACGCCGCTTTTCACCCAAACAGGGACCAAAGTGTCTCCTGAAGAACTTTCTAAAAGTTCAGTGTGGATGAAATTGATTCCTAAGAATCGCATGATGCGACCTTCTACGAGAACCGGCTTGTCGTTGAAGTCAGTAGAAATTACCTGAGCTTCTGCAAGCAAATTGTCGTGCGCGGTAGCATTGATAGCGCAGAACATAGGGTCGTTTTCCAAATCTACATCCGCAGCCATGAGCTTTTTCTTAGCTTCGCGGAGCTTAGCGACAGTCAAACCAACATCGGAAGCTGCGCCAAAACCAACCGCAACTTTTTGAGCTGCAGGAAGAGAAACTGAAGTGCCTCCGCTTTCCCCAGTCTTAGCAGTGCCATTGATAGCGGCAATGATAAGAGCATCGCGCTTACGGCCCGCAGCATACACTGCGTTTTGAACGTAAGAGCTTTGCGGGTCAGTCAACAAACGAAGCTTATCGAAACTGTCGATGAGCTGTGGCAACTCATAGTCAGAGGGGAACACCCACCGACGGTCAACCGCAGCGTCCACTCGACCCATCGGAGAGAAACGACCAGCGGGCGCGATCATTTCTACTGAACCGATTTGGTCTACTGGGCTAGCTTGTTTTCCAACATGGCTTCCCATTGTAACCGCACCACTTAGTCGCGAACCCTTTTGTTGTAAAAGAAGTTGGATGTTTGTGGCGTACTGCTGCACATAGTGCGAAGGCAAATTAACAGACATTTTTATTCCTCCAGGAAAAAATTAATTTTGTTTTGTGACGGTTTTTCCGAGAGGCTTGTCTGCGTTAGCAGGGCCGAATCTCTTCCTCTAAACCCGGAGGCGCAGGGGATAGTCTTTCCTATCTGCCATCCGACCCTCACTTAAATAAGTCTGGGTTGCCGGACTTTTTTTGTGGCTGAGACTTCTTCGGAGTTTCTTCAACCTTTGTCTTTTCGCCCACAATGTAGGCTTCGTATTCTTTGGCCAACTCTATGACTTGTGCCGGTGAGCGGTCATGTCTGTGCCAAAGCCTTAGACACTCTATCCGAATATCATCTCTATCCATATATTCCCCTACCAAACTTTTTTTCTCAAGTTGTTTCTGGGTAAGCCATTTTCATAAGCCTATCCATTTCATCTTTTTCTGCTAACCCACCTGATGAATACCGGTTAACCCATTCTCTATCTTGGCCTAACCTTTTGATGCGCTCCTGAGCTTGAGCAGGACTCATCACACCAAACCCGCCTGTCTTACTGCTTGGGCTTACAAACTGATCCTCTCCAAGCCCCTGGCCTAAACTGTGTGCAAACTTCATAAGGCCCGCAAAACCCATGACGCTTTCCAGCTTGTCTAAAGTTTCTTTATCCACGCCAAATTTTGCAATGGCGTTCCGGCCTACATCGACGTTCTTCTCGTAAGCCATGCCCCACTCTTTTTTAAGAGCTTCGTTTTCTTGCATGACCTTAGCGTTATGTTGCTCTAAAAACCCTTTGTTTTGGCCTTCGATGTACTCGTTCCACTTGGCCGCAAGTTTTTCGCCTTGAGACTTGGTTAGACCTGCTTCATGAAACATGCCTTGAGCAAACTCTACAAACTTTTCATCGCCGCCTTTTTCAGGCTTGATGTTATACCCATCTGCTTTTTGTGGTCTTCCAAGCCTGTCAAAAATAGGCATCAAAGATTGGTCGTCTAACTTTTCAGGAAGTTTAACGATCCGCTCTGGTGGGGCGCCTACCACTTTTTCTAGATTACGATACGCATCTGCTACCGCATCCGGCCCTTTAAAACCTTTAGTCTGAACATACCCTTT